TTGGCGCAAGGTTTGTTTCTGCCTTGCGTGCTCTGGCTGGACGACCTGCGCTCTGCTGGACACTTCTCTCAGGCGATTGGCGTCTTTGCCCTACTCGAACTGCTTTACATGGTAGATGCTTGCTTATTTCTGGTAGTTTTCAATAAGGAGAGAAATGACAAGTAGACACTATCATTACGATAAAGAGTATAGCCACCAATATTATTTAGACCATAGGCAATACTACTTAGATGATGCCAAAGAACGTTACGAGTCCAGGCGAAGCGGAGATACAAAAAATAGGGTAGAAAGTTTAAAGAAATGGAGAGAAGATAATCCAGGGAAAACTCTATGGCAACGCTGTACCCAAAAAAGGAAAAGTGATGTATTCAGTCACTATTGTCTAGAGGGTATTATAAAATGTGCCCATTGTGGTATTACAGATATAGATGTCCTTTGTTTAGACCATGTCAATGATAATGGGGCAAATGAGAGAAAGTTGGCAGGATTAGGCTCTTGTTTTTACCAATGGATTAAAAGAAATAATTATCCCGTAGGCTATCAAGTTCTTTGTGCTAATTGTAATTTAAAGAAGCAAATCAAAAAGAATGGGTAGATGCTATATTGTTCTTAAGGGTCTTTAATAAGTCGTAACCACTACAGGTTGTGGTACGACCAACCAAAAACACTAGGGGTAGTATGGTAGAGGTTAATCAAATAAAAATAGAAACCAAATTGAATAAGAGCGGCAACACTAGGGGAATGAGTCCTAACAGTCGTGCGAATCTACGGAATGATGCATCCCCCGGGCGTCCGCATAAGGCTGATTGTCTGCTTGACTGCATCAAAGAGGAATTAGCAAAACTATCACCAAACGGGATAAGTACCAATGAGCAGTTGGTAGCGGCTGCATTGGTAAGCAAGGCAACACGAGGAGATACTAAGGCGACGGAGTTAATGTTATCATACTTACATGCTAGACCCAGTCAAGGTATTGACTTGGGGAGTAAAACCGATAACCCCTTGCGGATACTTTATGAGTTGGTAGATGGTGGCTGAACTAAAAGTTAAGGTTACGCCGGTCTTCGACAAGTTATATCGCACAGTACAGGGGCTTACAGGGCTATCTACAATCGTTGAGGTAGGTGGTGCTGGTAGTTCAAAGAGTCATAGTATAGCACAACTGCTAATACAGCTTCTTACAGAGCATACAGGGCTTCGTATCGGTGTAGGGCGTAAGACGTTCCCTTCTCATCGCACAAGTGGCATGGCGTTAATTATAGGGCTACTCAAAGAGTACGGCATCTATTCGGAGAGAGAACACAACAAGACTGAGAACTCTTACGAGCACAATGGGAACTATATGCTATTCTTCTCGTTGGGTGAAGGGGAATCAGGACGTGAGAAAATCAAGTCAGCTAACTTCAACATCATCTGGGACGAAGAGGCAACCGAGTTTGAGTTAGCAGACTACAGGCAGCAGATGTTGAGGTTAAGGCATCCGGCACCGGTGGGGATGCACAACTTTATGATACTGTCCCATAACCCCATTGATGAAATGCACTGGATAAAAACGGAACTGATTGATAAGGACAAGTCCGTTATAGTACACCACAGCACGTACAAGGACAATGCCTTTTGTCCAAAGGACTATGCTAAACTACTTGAGGACTTGCAGAATCAAGACCCTAATTACTACCGGATATATGTCTTAGGTGAATGGGGCAGATTAGAGAACGTTATCTACTCCAACTGGCAGATAGCGGAGTTACCCGACAAGTCTAAATGGTCTGCCTGGTGCTATGGTCAGGACTACGGGTTTACGAACCCTGCTGCATTGCTCAAGGTGGTAATATCACAAGGCAAGCTCTATTGGGATGAGTGTTTATACCAGTCTGGACTTACCAATGCAGACATCATAGAGCGTATGACACATGAAGATAAAGCTGATGTCTATGCTGATTCAGCCGAACCAGACAGGATTGAAGAAATACACCGGGCAGGATGGAACATATACCCTGCAAATAAAGACGTGAAGATGGGTATTGATGTATGTAAGAGACAAACAATCTATATCACTCCCAGAAGTGTAAACACAATCAAAGAGGTTAAGGGTTATGCCCGGAAGAAAGACAAGAATGGTGTAGTACTGGAAGAGCCGATTAAGTTCAATGACCATGCGGTAGATGCCGGCAGGTATGGCACGTTAGGGATAACAGAGAGATTCGGGTTTGCCACATCTGCAAGTGGTAACAAGCCTCGCTCAAAACACTCTTTCAGGTTATAGGAGAACGAATGGAAACTTATTATGAGTTAGTTAAGAATGACGCTGAGGAGAGAGACGCTCTATTCAAGCGAATGGATGCCGATGTAAAGTTACGCAATCTCGAAGCGTATGTTATGAGAGACGCAAACAAGGCATTGATTCATGGTGTAATCAATGTAACACTCAATAAGCCAAAAGTCTTAGCTACTCATGTTATAGCGGCAATAGGTAATGTTATCGAGCAGATAATAGTCGAGACTGAAGACAAGAAGATGGATACCGACTACATCAAGGACTTCCAGAGACTTGCCTTCGCTGCGGCAGATGCCAGATTACAGTTACAAGGGAGGTATGACTTAAATCCCTATACAGACGAGCAAACTTGTATGAGAGGGGGAGCAGTAGCCAGGTGTTTATTCCAGTTAGTAGACGGAAAACTTACCACTGATATTACACCCTGGGATTACAGGTACACGAACTATGCAATAGGAGTAGAGGGGTTAAAGTGGGCTTCTTTCGGTTACAAGTTCAATAGGAAAAAGGCAGACATAGAGTCTGAGGCATGGGCGAAAGATAACAAGTTTGTTATTATCACTGGTAAAGAGGCGGAGGTTGTAGACGTATGGGATACCGACCACAACGAGATATGGCTTGCCGGTCAAAAGGTATACGAGCAAGAACACAACTTCAAGGATGTAATGGGTGAACCTTATGTCCCTGTGGTTATCAGGACTGTATCGGTTGGGTCAATGCTTAGCGATGCCATTGCAGAGCGGAACGAGTCTATTTATTTTCTTATCAGGGAAGCCGTACCTGAGTTAAACAGGTTAGTCAGTATTTTACAGACTCTTAACTTCCAGAGTATCAAACGTGCTGCCCAGTATGCCAGTAAAGAAGGGACAAATGCTGAACCGCCAGAGTATGAAGACGCATTAGCTCCGGGGTCAATCACCTCGGTTGATATAGGTGGGGGGATAGTACCTGTTGATTTAGGGGATGCTACAAGGGCTGCGACAATGGCATTAAACATTATGAACAGGAACATGGATGAAGGCGGGTTATCGGCTACTGAGTTAGGGATACTAGGTACTCCGCCAGCGTCTGGAATAGCGTTGATTCAGGCAAAAGAGGGGAAGGAGATTATCTACATTCCCAGACTAAAGACTAAGGCAGCAATGAAGCAGGGATTAGCGCAGATGTTTACCAACCAGGTAATACAGATAGGTGGTAGTGTAGAGATAGGAACTCCAGGGCATCAAAGGAGTTTCGATACTGGCAAATTAAGGGGGCAATATGAGATAAGTTACGGATACACAGTTAAATCTTTATCCAGTGAAGCGGGTTTAGCCTCACTATCGGCTGCATTAGGTAATTTAGTACCTGATAGGGCAAAGAGGCGTGAGATAATGCAGAGGGAAGACCCCGATGGCGATGAAAGATGGTTAAACTGGGAAGAGGCAGGAAGACTCAGTCCGTTAATCAAGTTACGCAGGATAGTAAACGACCTGATAGAGTTGGACGAGGATGAAGAGGCTAAACTAATAACCGATGAGGCTGGTGTTAGATTAGAGCAATTACTAGGTGGTACGGTAGAAGGGGCGAAACCTGAAACACCGCAAGAACCGAAGCAGATGGTTAACTTATGGGGTGGAGGTCAAGGTAGACAGACAAGGCAACCAACTGAGGAACAGGAATGAGAAGAATACTCTACAAGAGAATACCCGAATGGACTAAGATAGCAGTCTTTTTAATATGGGTGTTCTTAATACTTCTATGGTTTAGCGGAATCTTTGGATTTTAGGGAGGAAGACAATGCCCAGGTTTACATTAAAAGACTTCGACAAGAGAATGGAGGAGGTAAGGGGACAGATAAAGCAGATTAAATCACCTAACCCGGTAGGTGAAACTCCCATGCAGCGATTACAGAGGATGGCTAAGAAACAGTTACCCGTAGTATAGGAGATTAGATGACTTTACCGTCTTTATGGACTAAACCCAAGAAGGGGACAACTATTCTCAGACCACCTGAAGCCAAGAATCTGGGGTATGACTTAGACGAAGGTTGGTCTCTTAAAATATCTGAGGACGAAGCTAAGAGTTTCGTATCCCCTGACAATATTGAGTTCACCAATCTAAAATACAATGACTTGGGCGAACTAGACAATTACGAAGTTATAACTCCCGAAGGTAAGATACTATCCAAGTTCGAGTATGCCGAACTATCGGCGCAACCAGATATTACTAAACCCTATGAGCCAGATTACGGATTCCAGACGGTAGATGACTTCTACACCAGTTTCAAAAAGTTAACTGGTAAGGACGTAGAATCAGTCACAGAGGCGGAAATTCCTACCTTGCTACAATCAGTCATAAGTCAAGGTAGGAACTATGATACAGATAGAGTGGTAAGGGGTATATACCCCGATAAAACAGAGGAACAAATAAGTTCTCTATTCCCACAACATGTAGTACCCCAAGTTGAACCCACCACTACTGGTGGTATAAAATCTCTTGGTGAGTTCAGGTTTGACTACTTTAAGGAGAAGGGTTACACCGACCTCCCTAGTTATCTTGGGGGTACTTTCAATAGGGCTAAGTACGAAGGTGTATCTGGTGGTGAGGCAATAATACGACAGGCAGATATTCACTTAGCTGAAGCTACCAAAGCATATCGGCAAGCGACTGGGAAAACTATTATCGGTGTTGGCGCACAAACCATTGGGGAAATGGCACAAACTGGTGTTGATATAGCTGAAGTATTAGGTGGGAGTTTGGCTAGATTGCCTGGTAACATAGGTGCTTCTGTGTTACAGGCGTTACAACCTAGCGGCGCTAGTGTTGTAGATAGGGATTGGGCTGATAAGTTTATTAGTGCTGTTCAGGCGGGCAATATTAAAGCGGCTAATAAAGTTGCCGAAAAATATAAGAATACATGGTTGCCAATCAAACTGACTGACTTGGCACAAGTTTCTGAGAACATAGGTTATTCCTTAACTTCAATGGGTGTTGGTCTTGCCGTAGGTGTACCCACTGCTTTAATCCCCTTGCCTGGAGCTAGGATTGCTGCTTATACGTTGGGAACGGCTGCGTCAGGAGCGATAGCTTACAATATGACACATTATCAGATAACGCAGCAATATCTTGAATTTAAGGATAGCGAAAAAAGAGCAAAAACGGGGCGGGGATTAACCCTTGCAGAAGAAAACCAACTTAAAAAGGATTTTGAGGGCAAGGCAATGGCGTATGGTCTATGGGAAGCAGTACCAGAAGCTATAAGCAATCTTGGTTTTGTAAGTATCCTAACAGCACCATTGACTAAGGTGGCTGGTTCGAGTATCGCCGTTGGAATCATCAAGAAATTGGTTGGTTTGTATGGTGAAGAATTACTTACCGAGACTATAACCCAGAAGGGGCAATCTGACATTGAAGTAGAAGCAGGGTTAAGGGAAGGCAGGATAAACTGGATTGAGGCATTCAAGGAAATAGCAAAGCAGACGTGGCTTTTAACAACTATAATGGCTGGTGCTGGACAGACAATCATATCAAGTAAAGTTGGTATTGAGAAAGCAATCGCATCGCTCAAAACCGAGATTGGCGAAAGTCATCCGCTATACAGAACCTTTGAAGATAAAGTTAAGCAAGGTCTGACAGTAGTAGCAGAAGAATTTTACAAGGCAGGTCAAAAGACTGGTGCAATTAAAGAAACACAGTTTGCTGAAGGTAAGATAATACCCGAAAAGGGTATCCAAGTACCTACTCCATCCTTAGTTAAAGATTGGGATAAGATTTCCACTTGGGATAAAGGGAGTTTAGCCGAGCGTGCAGGACTGCCTAGAAAATTAGCTTCCAATACCCTGGCTCAATTTCAGGTGGAAAACCCAGTTGAACTTGCTAAGTTACAGGCGCAATATGCCAAAGAACAGGCAGTACCCGAAAAGGCAGTACCACAGGCGGGGAAAGAGGCTATGACCCCTGCCCAAAAAGATGTTATATTATACGCAGATGAACTGAAAGACTTAGAAAGTGAACGTAAAGTACTGGTTAAACAATCGGAGAAAGTAGATAAAGAATTTGGTGTTAATTCTAAGGAATCTGATACAGTAGATGCTCAGATAACTGAGATTCAGAGGAAGAAAAAAATAGCAGGAATAAATCTTCTTAAAGCAGAACGGGCACGGCGAGCAGAGCAAGTTTCCCCCACTGCACCCATTCAACCAGTTCAGGGTAAACCTGTTACCCCAGAGGTTACCAGTGAAAATGTATTAAACGTTGTTAAAAGAGAGTTAATCACAGGGAGAAATACTGGTGAATTTGTATATCACGGGGGGACTTCTGGTATAAAGGGTAATATCCTTAAAGGTGATGCCGTTCCAGAGTTGCGTGAGGCAATGCGATATGCAGAACCTTCCGTAAGTAGAAAAGCTGGTTCTCTCTATGTAATACGAAAAGCCGACTGGTTAGCAGCTGAAGGTAAAATGGGAGGAGTCAAACCAGTATTAGAGATACCAATAAAGAACCTACGAACTACCTTTCCTCCCCTTAGTGAGTTTGCTAGTGGGTGGGACAATATCCCAATATCTGATAGGGTAAAACTTGCTGGGATGGCAAAACTAGAAAGTAAAATAGGTTCAAAAAGCTGGGCGGATATTACACTTAAAGAACGGTTAGCATTGTTTAATGCCCTTGCGAGTAGGGAAATAGAAATAATCCCAGCAATCCCCAAAGCCGAAATCACTCCCCCAGCCGTAACACCTGCTCAGAAAGTGGAGCAAGTAACACCAGAGGAAATTCAATGGAGATTTCCAACTGCTGATGATTTTTACTTTTGGGCTAGAAAGAACAATCTAAGCGAGCAACAAAGTAACCAACTATGGGATAAAGCCAAAGAAGCAAAGAAAATATTGCAAGGTAAAAAACCACCACAATTAGTAACCCCTCCCACCCCTGTGGTAGAAACTACTGCACAGGCAGAAGTGCCACCTGCACCACCGACTACTGAGGAATTGGAGACAACTAAAGAGTTAGAAAAAATTATAGCCAATCAAGAGAAGTTTGTAGCTGAATATGCTGAATCGAAGGGGCGAGAACCACCTCCACCTCTGCCTACTGCACCAACCGTAACATCAGAGTTACCACCTGATATGCCTAATGCCCAAGAGGTAGCTAACCATATTTCGTTTGAACCTGATAAGGTAAGTCTCAAAGAACGATTCCTTCGTGGTTATCATAGGGCAATGTCCCAGTGGATTGATAAACTATACCCGATTGATAAGTTTGTTGCTCTAGCCAAGAAACTCGGAATAGACATTTCATTAGAGGAAAACCCCTATATTCAAGCTCGTATGCTTGAAGGTGTTACTAGTAAAGCCACGTCGTTTATTGAAGACGGCACATTTGGTCGCAAGTTCTGGAAGATGGAGAAAGGGAAGGCGGTTCCCAATTATAAGGGAGTTAGTCTTACTTCGATACTTGAAGCGGTCAAAGACCCGCAAACTTGGCGTGATTTCAGCACCTACCTGACATCCCTACGTGCTAAGGAACTAAACAATTTAGGTATAGAGACAGGTATAACAGTTGATGTCGCAAATAAAGCCATAACAGAATTAGAAACTAAATATCCGAACTTCCCTGAACTATCAGAAAAGATACAAAAATATCAGTCCGACCTTCTTGATTATATTCAAGAGTCGGGTTTAATCAGTCCTGAATTACGAAAAACACTAGACACCAAATATATGTCCTATGTACCCTTCTACCGTGTTCTTGAGGAACTACAAGGTAAGGGATATATGGGCAAAAAGATGGTTGATATTGCATCCCCGATTAAACGTATTAAGGGTTCTGAGAGAGATATAATAAATCCACTCGAAAGTATAGTAAAGAATACATACGCCTTTATAAGTGCTGCCGATAGAAACCAAATAGGCGTAATGATGGCACGACTGGTAAATGCCAATCCTGAGTTACAGGGTATGTTTGAACCGATAAAAACGCCTATGGCGAAGGTAGCCAATGTTACCGCCAAAGAATTGGGCATTGATGTTACAGGATTGTCCGATGCGGACGCCGAAGGTGTGTTTGATATCTTCCGCCCGTCCATGTTCACAAAAGAGAATGTTGCGACAGTTCTGATTGACGGTAAAAAGCAGTTCTTCAAGGTAGACCCAGACCTTAATACTGCACTCACAGCAATGGATACCGCCAATATGGGAATACTCTGGAAGATACTCAGTACACCCGCCAAATGGTTGCGTGCTGGTGCAACTTTGAGTCCGGACTTTGCCATACGCAATCCCTTACGTGATGCCATGTCTGCAATGATATATTCCAATCATGGGTTCATACCTGGTGTGGATTTTCTAAGGGGTGTTGCCAGTATTGTACGGAAAGATGCCACCTATCGGCTATACAAAATGTCTGGTGCTGAACACGCTATGTTGGTCAGTCTCGATAGAGATTATATGGGCAAAACATTCAAGGAAGTAGTTGAGGGCAAGAAGTTCACTGATTATGTGAAACATCCACTTCAGTTACTTCAGATACTTAGTGAACTGGGTGAAAAGGCAACCCGACTTGGAGAATTTGCAAAGGGGATTAAACAGGGAGTAACGCCCCTGGCGGCGGGATTTGATTCAAGGGAAGTCACATTGGACTTTGCTAAGGCGGGTACTCAGGCAAAAGCGGTCAATCAGATTATAGCCTTCTTTAACTCTAACATTCGGGGTTCCGACAAGATGTTTTCTGCCTTTAAGGAACATCCTATAAGAACGTCATTAAAGGTACTTGCCTTTATAACTCTACCGTCTATTCTACTTTGGACTGTTAATCACGATGACCCACGCTGGAAGGAAATCCCTCAGTGGCAGAAGGATTTATTCTGGATTGTTATGACCGACAAGCATATCTGGCGTATTCCCAAACCTTTTGAACTCGGTATTCTTTTCGGGTCAGCACCAGAGAGATTACTTGATTATCTTAGTACTAAAGACCCCAAAATGATAAGGGAGTTTGCATCTAACTTATTTGAATCGGGTATGCCAGGTTGGTTGCCAACTGGTATTGAACCAATTATTGAGAATATCACCAATCACAGTTTCTTTCGTAGTATCCCCGTTGTCTCTCCCAGTATGGTTGACCTACCGCCAGAATTACAATACACAGAGTACACATCTGAGATAGCGAAGGCAATGGGGAAATTTCTGAAGTATTCTCCGATGAAAATTGATAACATCATTCAAGGCTGGACTGGTGGGTTAGGGCGATATGCCACAGAAGCGATTGATAAAGTCCTGCGAGGTACGGGTGTTGTTGCTTCTAAGATTGAACCATCTGCAACACTAGCCGATTTACCTGTGGTTAAGGCATTTGTCGTAAGGAATCCCATTGGTGGTAGTAGTGAATCGGTGAGCAAGTTCTACGATGAACTTGACTCATATACCGCACTAGAGAAATCGCTCAAGGGGTATATTGCTGATAAAAATAGTACCGAGTTTGAAAAATTGAAAGCCCAACACCCTGAATTACTCTTTGCTTATGATAACGAGACCGATACATACTATTCGGCATCTGCAAGGTATTTAAGGCAAGTAACCAGCGAATTATCAGACATCCGTAAGTTGCAGGATAAAGTCTATAAATCTACAACTATGACACCTGACCAGAAGCGGGAACTGATAGACTCTCTTGATGTAATAAAGACAGACCTCGCTAAGAGGGCATTGGAACTGTTACGCAACCCATCTAATGAGGTTGGTATATTAGAAGTCACTGTAAACGAGATAGAGGGCAAATTGGGGGTTTCTACGGGTTCTCCTCTTAACGAAGATGTTATCAAAATGACTGATATTGCTCCCGAACTAGCACAGGCAAAAGGCGAAAGCCCACTTAAGAAGTTACTGGAGAAAAACAATAAGATACTCGCTGATATTACCACCTTACCCAATACTCCACTTTATCAGATAGACCGTGCCATAACGAAAGCGGGACTAACACGAAGGCAGAATGAATTGCTTGACCGATATGATACTGCCATAGACAAAAAGGCATTTCTGGAAGAATATCCCGAACTAAAAGAGAATCCGAAGGTAAAGTGGCTAACCGATAATCCTGAATCCAATGCGATACTAGCCTTGTGGGGTAATTCTAAATTGCTTACCCAGAAGGCATACGACATTGCGATTGGGTTAATAGAGAGTGGAGATATACCCAATGATGCGCTTTCAGAAAGAGTCCTACCACCAGAGAATTTAGCCAAACCATATTTTGAACTTATGGTTGCTAAAGAAAAATGGGGTGATAGTAGTTGGGAAGTCAAACTGATATTAGCTAAGAATAAAGGGTTAGTAGAATGGAATCCCGCATGGACTTTACCCGATACCCCGATTGCCTCCCTGGAAATAAAGACTCAACCGAAATATAGAGAACTGTACGAGAAGATAAACAATTTAAGTGATAGGGAATCACCTGACTATATTCCAGATGAAAAGAAAAGGGCGGAGGCAGTTAAGAATCTCAAAACTCCTGCATATATTGACGATACCAGACGAATCGAGGCTATCGAGAAGGGTACTGATAAAGTTCCCACTCCCGATGCCATCATCAAGAATCATGTTGACTATGGGAAGATACAGGATACAGAGGGTATTGGTTCTTCCAGTGCTGAGTCCATGCTTTATCGTGTTGACAATCCTGAATATGATAAGTTTAGGACTGACGAAACTATCTGGGAAGATAATGCACTTCAACCGATAGACGAATCCAGAATCCCCATCTGGCGTATTGACGTTAAATATACCAAAGAGGACGAGGAATACAATGCAATTCAAAATGACTTGCCCAAAGAGCAAGCCAGACTACGGGATGAGTACATGGTTTCCCATGAGGAATACCGCAAGGATAATAGACGTAGGGATGCCCTTGACCTGACAAATCCCAATACTGGCGTAACGTTTGATAGAAACCAGGTGGAGAACTATGTTTCTTATTACGAACTTCCCACTAAGGGCAAACGTCAAGAACGATTCCTTGTAGAGAATACGGATTTTACTAATGCGATGGTGGCGATGGGTAAACTAGCCAATCTACCCACTAAAGTACCTGCCGTGCAGTATGACGACATCTACGACAAGTATGCGGATAAGTTTGACCTACTTGATAACTATGCAGACAGACTATCCGATGATTTTATAGAAAATGAAGATGCAAGGGAACTTGCTCGTAAAACCCTACGATTTACCAATGACAGGTATAATGAGTTTGGTTTAGCGGAACTTAAACGGGATGCTTATGGATTACTTTTGCCTGAAAACCAAATTGATAACTATGTGGGATACAAAGTGGCGGTAAACGAAAAAGGTACTTATGAAGATGACTGGTATTTGATAGACCACATAGACCTTTACCAGACTCTACTTTCAATGGGTATATTCAAAGAGCGCAAGGATTTTACTAAAGTACCTACAAGAAAAGTATATGACAAGTATTTACTCTATCAGAACGAAGCATCCACAAAAAGAAGGCAGGACTTCAGGTTTAATAATCCTGATTTGGAAGCGTGGTTACTTCTAACTAAAAAGGTTACAGTCCCAATCACCGAACAAAAGCGTATGGAGCAGGAAACTCCTACTGGTAAGTTCCAGATAGAAATGGAGAGGTTACGAGCCGAGGGAGAGGAACTACATAGAATTAAGTAGGAAAACGAAGTGTGTTATAATGTATTAGGGAAGTTAATTAACTTCTCTTATGTAGTTTAATAAATAAATGGAGGAAAGAAACAATGGGTACACAGGACGGAACAGAGCAGAAACAGGACGTAACAACTTCTGGTACTGCAACGGGAACTTCGATGTTTACAAGTGAACAGGTGGCGGAACAGGTACGCAAAGCCAAGAGTGATGCCTTAGCCGATGTTGGTAGACTTAGAACATCTGCCGATAATGCGGTGAAGGCAGCACAAGCAGCCGAAGGGCGCATAACCCAAATGCTTAAAGAGCAAGAGGAACGTGAACTGGAGGCTGTTAAAGACAATCCTGATGGTATAAGTGCTATCAGGGAAAGGCAAAAGCGTAGGCAATTAGAATCTGAACTTACCACAGCACGAACCGAACTGAATGATAAAAGCGAGAAGTTGAAGGGCTATGAGGCGAGTGAGAGTAAATCCACGCAGGAGCGTAAAGCCCGTGAGATTGCCTCTCGTCTAGGTGTGGATGCTGAACGCTTACTAGGAATAGTTAAATTCACGGATGGGTCTGCTGAGGCGATAGAGGAAATTGCGAAAGAACTGCCTAAGATTGGGGTTAAACCTCCGTTGAAATCTGATTCTGGTGGTGGAAGTGGTAGTGCGGGTTCTCCCGCAAGAGGAGTGGATAAAATGAGGAAGGGGTTTGATACTCTACACCCTCAAGGATAAATTAGGAGGAAAATCGTATGGCAATAGTTGGACATTTTGAATCACTCGCTGAGGCTCAGAAACTTGTACAGTCTGAGTTGCTTGCAGGTGTTGTACAAGAGGTATATGAGGAAGGTCAACTTTTACAGAGACTACCTGTTACGACAATAGACTCTAAGACTCTTCAGTATAACAGGGAAAGCACCTTGCCCTCCGCCGCTTTCTATGACATCCATGAGCAAGTACCCTGGACTGCTGATACAAACTTCACACAGAAGGAAGTATCCCTGAAGATTTCGATACGTCAGGATGTACTGGATAATTTCATGATGAAGACATATCGGAATCCCAATGATTACCGAACTGTAATCCTGAACGCACTCCGCAAGGGTGTTATGCGAACCATTGAGGACAAACTTATCTATGGCAACGTAGACAGTGATTCCGCCGAGTTCGATGGGTTTGGTCATCTTCTGGATGCCGATGTTGCTACTGGTACTGCAGGAGCTTGGGGTACTGGTACTTCTGCCCAGATTATGGATATGGGTGGTAGCACTACTGCTGTAACAATGAAAGTCCTGAGAGAATTAGTAGACAAGGTTAGACCTAAACCAAGCATTCTATTGATGACTAGGACATCAAGAAATATCTTGAGTGCTACAGCCTTTGAGAAGGGTCTTGTTCTTTCTAACACTGGTGGTGGGCGTGGCCCCACTTATGGGGTAGACCAATTTGGTAGCAGGATAGACTACTTTGATGGAGTCCCAGTTGTCATTTCGGACTATCTTGGTGGAAGTTACGGTGAGACAGATAATACCGTTAATAAGGCTACCAGCGCATCCGGGTTCATCAGCATTTGGGCTATCCGTTTTGGTTCAATCATGGATGGCGGTCTAAGTCTGGTAACTGGTGGAGAAACTGGTGGGGTTAATCTATTCAAACTAACTGAACTAGAAGACCTTGAGGACTATGATGCAGGCGGACTTAGGTTAGTTGCCTATGTCGCTCTAGCGCAGGGTAGTTCTAAGGCTACCGCAGTTATACACAGTATCTACGAAGCTGGTCAAATCATAGGTTAAAAAATTAAATAGGGTTGAGGGTAGACCGTAAAATAAAATCCTATAGGGTTTGGGGTCAACCTGAAATAAGAAAATCCCAAATAAAGTCCAGAGGGATGCGGACTATAATTGAATCCCATACCGAGTAATGGAGGTGAAAGGTAAATGAAAACTAATAGTCATAAACTAATTGCTCACGATGGAAGATACATTGTACTTCCCCCGGGAATGTCAGGACAGGAAATCTCTAACCTGACTATTCCTACTACTTGGGCTGCGGATTCCACACAGAAGTATCCGCTTGGCACTAAGTTTGTCAATGGAGACAGGGTATATCGTTACTGCTATGCTAGTGGTACGGTAAATACTGAATGGGGCTGCTATAAGCCCAAGGCAACCAATACCAATGCTGTAGCCCCTACCCAAGCTACTGCTGCTGCACAGGCTCTTGCATACCCAGGTGAAACACTGGCTGCTGGTGCAGTTGGTAGTTCTTATGTCTCTGTAACCATTGACACTGAAATTGGTGTACTTACTACTGGTGTTCTGTCAGCTAATGAACTAGCTGGAGGCTATGTAGTCATTGGCAATGGTTCAGCACAGCATCCCCAGATGAGATACATTGTAAGTCATCCAGCTCTTGCAACGGCTGGTGGAACACTTACCATCAAACTTGATATGCCCCTGCTAACAGTTGTTACAGCTGCTACCACAAATATTGAGTTGATGGAGTGTCCATTCTACTGTGTAAAGGCTGATGGTTCTGGTGGGGACTATGTAACCTTCATAGGTATTCCTGCTGTTGACACATCATCTGGCTATTACTTCTGGGTTCAGACTTGGGGTGTGTGCTGGATTACCAGCAATAGTGCTACCTGTGACTCCGTAAGAGACCGCACTATTGTCTTTGTAGGTAATGGTAGTGTTGAGTCTAGTAATGATGAGACTCTAGAGAGTGGTTTCCAAATTGCTGGTATTGCTCTTGACCAAAGTAGCAGTGGTTCAGCTAACGCTCCAATGGTCTACTTACAAATAATGCCATAAATAAAGACAGAGGAGGGTAGGAATCAATCTTACCCCCCTCTTCCATTAGGAGTTTATATGCCTCTATACGAATACAGATGTCCAGTTTGCAATAATCTCTTTGAGGAACTAAGGGCAGTCAAAGACAGAGATTCGGTTCAATGTCCTGATTGTAGAGTTAAGGCAGATAGAAAAATATCACTTTCCAGATTCAAGATACTTGATAACTTCCACAAGACATCCAACATTGCCAGCGATGGTGAGGGGTTTTCATCGGTGGTTTACGATAAGCAAGAAGCAAGGGAACGAATCAGAGCCAATGCGAAGAAGTATGACTAAAACGTGTCCGCATTGCGGTAAGGAAAGAGATAGTAGGGGTTTCCGACTTCACTTAAAGTTCTGTGAAGAAAGGAATGACCCATTAAGGGAAAGATATGCCTTAGAGATTGCTAATATGACTCCTGAGCAAGCCGAGAAGTTTTTGAGGAAAGCAGGAGGGGGATAATGCCAACAAAAGCAGAGAGTCTCACAAAAGATAGTTCTCCTGAATCAACAAAGGCAGCAATAAGTTCTTGTATCAGCCAACTTATGGACGAGGGTGGCAGGTCGCAAGAACAATGTGTCGCTATCTGCATGGAGCAAACACGGAAAGCAACAGGAAAGCAATTAAAGAAGAAGTCAACAAGAATCGGTAAATAATAATTCTGTCGTTAACCGAAAAAGGAGGTTATAATGGCAGTTATAGAATTAAATCATCAACAGCACAAATATATGTGTCTTTCTACAGACACTAAACCAACCGCCGCAACAGCAGGCGTAACCACAGGCTCTACTTGTTACGTCTACACTATTGCCACAGATTTACTTGTTAAATGGATTACCTATGATGGTACAAACTGGGTAATTCAAGATGAGAATGTCTCACTTACCACAATTACAGGCGATAGTATTACTGACGACACAGCAGATGCTATTAAAGCTAGACTTGTAGATGCGTCTGGAACTGCGCTAGAAAAGGCGGAAGATGCTGCTCATGCCAGTGGTGACAAGGGAATCATGTCTCTTGGTGTCAGAAAAGATGCACCAGTTTCTCTTGCGGGGACAGATGGTGATTATGTTTCACCCCAGTTTGATAACATGGGTAATCAACGTGTTGTCAATAGCGGAGTTCCTATGTTTGGTGAGCCTTCACTGGTTGCACGGAATAATGGCTCTGCTTCTTGGGCTAAAACTGGGGTATCTCCTCTTGACCAAAAGAGTGCTACTGGCTGGTTAGCTAATCTATACGGCGGTGTGCAATCAGGCTGGGACGACTATGCAAGGGTAGAAATACCAGTTAATGAGATGAAGGTCACGGATTTGTCTGCTGCTATGTGGTCATACTATATGACTGAGGCAGAGACTTTTGGCATCAATATGGTTATCTGGGTACACGACCCGACCGACTTTGATAAGAGGGCTGAGATAACTCAACAAGCCGATATAGCGACTCTCATAAAAGCTGCTGGCTGGAACGCACATGTGCTTAGTACATCAGTAGCGCAGTTTTATTTCTACGGAGAAGGCGAAAGCGGAAACGATGTCTGTACCACAGAAGGCCCACCCAATTACTATACTTGGGCACAATATCAATCAGATGCTATGTTCTCAACTTGGACAATCTATCGCATCTCCTTTGAGTATGGATGGCAGACTGGGGATAACGAGTTTAAGGATGCTTGGGTAGCCGACATCAAGATAAACGGTCAACTAATCCCCTTGAAACCTGATTCTGGCGGTTCGGGAAGATTTAAGAGAATTAGGGCGACAGCTACTTCTGGAGCGATTGCGGTTGCCTTTGCTCCTCAGACTCCGTTCAAGGATTTGTCAGTTATGCTTCATCTTGCTGCTGTTGCTACTACCGCAGCGAACCTCACTATAAATGTTGACGCTGGTGCGGATGCTCTTTACGATACCAACCTACTCACCATCGCTATGGTTGCAAACGCAGTTACTAATCTGGTTGTTAAAGAATCTGGCCCCTTTATGGCTGATGATGTGATAGATGTTGATTGGGCAAATGCCGATGGTACGGATTACGGTATCACAGTATCCGTTAGGACGGTATTCGATGTCTAAGGTAGTCCTAAATGGTGTGCCTTTAGAGTGTAAGGTTACTCCATCCTTGCAGATAAGCGGAAGCAAGGTGTGGAGCACTCCTGTCAGAATTAACGGGGGAATGGCTCATGGTATTACGATAAATAATTATGAGTATCCCCCTTGCCCTACTGGTACTGTACTTTACTTTCCTGGACTTCCAGGGCAAGGTGCTACAATATGGGACAGAGCGGGTACTAATAATGGCGCAATCACTGGGGCAACTTGGGTACGGCTACCTTCTGGACTGTGGGTACTGAGTTTTGATGGCAATGACAAAGTAACCATTACCGATAATGCTGGTATCAGAGTAGGGACAGGCGACTTTACCATTGGTTGTTGGGCTTACGTTAATGCCATTGGTGCAATACAAGTTTTCATGGCAAAGGGTAATGATACTTCAACAGAGTTCTACTGGCTCAGAAAAAATGCGACAGATGTAGTCAACTTCTTTACTCAAAGTGCTGCTGGAACATCCCAAGTAAGCTCAACTGCAACTATGGCTGCAGCTGGTTGGTATCGTATTATAGGAACAAGAGTAACTACTACACTGACCATATATGTCAATGCTGTAGCAGCAACGGCAACTGGGCAAACAGTTAGAGATGTAACTGGTACAAGAAACCTATTACTAGGTGTCCGAGAAGCAGACCCTCCCAATTTTACAGGATGGTTAGCGGGTAGACAGGCACTTTCATTCTTGAATCCCACAACCGCTTGGACTGCTGCCCAAGTAGCCAATGATTATGCTCAGACCAGAAGTCTTTTAGGAGTGTGAAGTATGGCAGTAGTAAGATTAAATTTAGACCTTGCAATCCCCCAAACTACTTATGATGCAATCCCAGTAGCAAAAAAGATTGCCTTTCGGGATATGGTAAGGGGACTCAAGGCTCTATCCGTCAATATAAATGCAGGACAACCCAATGAGGAAATGACAACAAGGGCGGTCTATCGAATTTGCCACCATGACGAAGGTTTGAATCATCCTCCTTGCGGAGAGGAACAGGAGATATAAATGGCTAAGACTGCGGCAACACTTATAACCGAGATTGCCCAAGAATTGCAAGACACGGCAGGCACGAAATGGTCTCAAACTGCCGCTACGGGTGAACTTGCCATACAGTTAGAGGATGCAATACGTGAAGTCTCGGATTATCTTCCACGTATTATCCTTTACAAGTACAAACTGGAATCGAGGACTGGCACAACCTCTTCCTATCTAAACACATGGCTAATGGACACTACCTTAGACCAGTTCGTACCAACAACCGATGTGGGCAAGATAGTTCATAATATAACCACTGACACACCCTCTGATTGGGCTGCTAGTACCGCTTACGTTAAGGGGACAAGGATTAACCCGACTTCACGCAATGGACACACCTATATTTGCAGTACGGCGGGAACTACGAGTACAACCGAACCGACATGGGTAACTACGATAGATGGTACGAATACCGATGGCACGGCAACCTGGATGCACAGGGGTTTAACTACCGACTCCAAGTATGCAATAGTCCTGTCTAGTGGGTCAAATAGTGGTACGCAACTTAATCTCAGTAAGGACATAATGGCGAACGGGGAAGATTACGAAATCTTCAATTCGGGATGTTGGAACTCAAAGCAAATCAACCTGTCCGATATTGTTGATTATGTAGAACCGAATCATGGCGTATTGGCAGTAGAATATCCTGCTGGCACAAAGAGGAACTTTATAGTTGAAGGTGATATTCTAACTATCCTTATGGATTACACTGTACCCGATAGTGCTGACACCGATTCCGATGTGGATGCTCTTGTCTGGATTAAACGAAGGCATCAGGTAACACAGCAGTCAATCGTAACGATGTATATTGACCTTGCAGCGGGTTATGCTGCGGGTACTACGTCAATATATCTTGATTACGATGGTGGGACTATCACGGGAACAATCAAGGCTGGCTCTGATATTACTTTAGGTAGTACAAGGGGAACATATATTCTTACAGCCGATGCTACTTTCAGTACTAACCATATCACCCTTGCTATATTCCCCTGCCTTGAAAGTGCTGTTGCCAATGATACCGTAGTTAGACTTTTGGTATCCAGTCTTGATAACAGGCTTGAAAGATTGGTGGTTGACCTTGCTGCTTCGGAAGCAGCTATGAGTAAGTTCGCTAACTCTATCGCTAAGGGCGGGCAAGGGGTCTATGAACGGTACGAAAGAAAACTATACAAGGTACTGGCTGAACTCAAAAGTCTTAAGAAACCTGTAACTAAACAAACGTACACTAGGGAGTAGGGGGTGTTATTATCAGAAGTCTAACAAGCACACTCACTACGGCGCAAAAGGACGTTGGGGATAACATCCTTAAGGTTGTCCTTTATAAGACGGGTTCGACAACCAGGGCATACAGTACAGAAACAGATGCCTGTATAAAGAACCTATCCCATTCTGAGGAAGAATGGTCTCAAGTAGCACAGGTAGTTATTGATAACTCGGAAGGCGGTCTTACCTCTCTTGGTCTTCAGGGTTATCAAGGTGTAATCTCTCACGGATTCCATACCTCAGTTAGTCGTTCTGTCTGGGCAGCAGGCACTTACACATACGGCACTATCATCGTTCCCACTACGTCTAACGGATACCAATACAAATGTGTGGTAGCTGGAACTTCTGGTGCTTCCGAACCCACATGGCAGACCTCGCTTGGCGTTACGCAACTAGACGGCGCTACTCTATCATGGGAACTAGACGGATATGCCAGTGATGAGTACTCGCCGAGTGCACCACTCGAAGTAATAGCCCAAAAGACAGACTCATTAGCTTCTGGTATGCTTTTTACCTCTCTTAGTCTAGCTGGTGTGTTTAATATGATGGGTGAAGACCATGCCTCAGTTGCCTATAATCCAGACTCCACTAATGTAGATACACCCAAGACCATTCTAACCGCAATAGCCAATGCTACTATGTCCTGTTTCTCTCATTGCAAGTCATGGGCGATTGTATTCGATAGCGAAGATGCCCTGATAGATACTTATATTCCAGCCGACTATTTCACAGTTGGGTTTAACGAGTCCAGACTATCCGCCTTCAAAAAAGCCCTTGCCTATACAGGGTGCAAGGCTAGGATAGAGAATACCAACGGCGTAGCCACAATTCATGTTTTTCGCCTATCCTCTAAGCAGGAAAACTATATTACTGGCGATGATGATGTTGCGGAGGTTGGTTCTGTTTTGTGGTTCGCACAAAGTTTCACTCCCACAACTGAACAACTAATCACTTCTGTTAAGTTACTTCTTTACAGGGCGGGAACCCCCGGAACGGTAACTGTGAGTATCAGGGCGTCAGACGCTTATGGGCGTCCTACTGGTGCTGACCTTTGCTCTGGTACTATCAGTGGCGATACTCTTACCACTGATACAGCGGGATTATGGTATGAAATAACCTTTGGCGATGGTTATACCCTAACTGCCAGCACTAAGTATACCATAGTCGTCAGGACTGTTTCTTCTTCTTTATATTGGCGAATTGATACAGTTGCTACTTATACTGGTGGATTGACAAGTTATAGTTCCAACTCAGGAAGTTCTTGGTCTTATCTTTATCAAAATGGCGACTTCATGTTTGAGACATGGAGCAAGTCCATCAATTATGAGTATAATGATGAAATCGCTGCCGCTAACCATAACTTCTTTGATAAGAGTGTTCGCAAACGTCTGGTCATACCCAACAAGATTACAGTCAGTTCATATCCAGTCCAGGGAAGTTACACAGGATATGCCACTGATGCCGATTCTTACGCCTCTTTAGGAAGATACATAGAAGAATTCCATTATGTCCGTCCTACTAGTAATGCACAGTGTACAGCCATAGCTACTGCTATGATTCAAAATTTACAAACATCAGCCGAGCAAGGGCATGGACTAGCTCCGATGAATGTAGGTCAAGAAATATTCGACTACGTTAAGATAACCGATTCCAGGGCAAACGATACAAGGACAGGGAATATCGGGTATTTAATCCGAAACTACAATTCATCCCGTGCCGCCAGTCTATTTAATTTTGAGTTCAGGTTTGGTGATTTAATTTCGACTGGTCTGGCTGGTACGCAACCTCCGTCAATATCAGAAGGTGAACTAAGCATACAAGCGGTGGCAGACGGTCTTCTTGAACTTTGGGGCATATTTAATGAGTCAGTCACCCGAAAGTATAAAGTATATCAGGATGAGGTAATTGATGGCATTTACAGTAAGGTTCTAGCCACTCAGATTTCAGCAGGTAATCTCTACATATCCGAGGTTAATACTTTCAAAACAGGGTATGACCCCAGTGTAAAGCGCAGAGTATTCACAGCGACCCCGACAACGCCTTACGATGTGGGCGACTTGTGGTTAGATGCCACTACAGTTAAACGATGCACGACCGCAAGGGCATCGGGGGCTTATGTGGCAGGCGATTGGACAGCCACAACACTTGATGCGATTACCGATGGCACGACCTACGGCAGAATACTTCTTACCGATATTAGTGCAGGACACATCCTATTATCAGAGACCGTAGGGACACTGGATAATATAGATGAGGGTGTAACATACGGTAAATTACTTCTTACTGATATATCTTCAGGACACATTAAACTTACATCGGGAACAGTTGTAAGTGGCGGTTGGTATGATGAAAGTGGAGTGGAAATAGATGCCACTCACGGCATAAACATTTACGGGACTGCCAATGCTTTTACTACTAGAGCTACGAAGGCAGGGACAATTCAGTGTTATGTTGGAGCAGATGGCAAGATTTACGCAGGTGCTGGGGCTGTAGTTCTTGATGCTACTGGGATTATCATAGATGGTCAAACTCTTATTCTTAAATATGGTGCTACAACTGAGGGTTATTTATATGGTACTCCTTATGGTTTATCAATCAGCGCTGTGTCAGGGAAGAATCTAAGTATTGGAATAGGTATTTCTTATACTGGTGATGGAATTCAGATAGGTGGGGGCATAATTACTGCCTGGGACAATATAGTACCTGGTGAAACAGATTCAAAGGACTTAGGAGATTCTACCCTTAGATGGCGAGATGTTTATGTCAATGGAGTACAACTAACTGCTGGTGGAATGGTCTATAACTCTGGTGGTAATGTAGTAGTGCTTGCACCTACAAATAAGAACATCTATCTATATCCTAAAGGACTTTATGTACTGCCCTGGTCTGATAGTACCTACAACTTGGGAGCATCTAACATCAAGTGGGCAAAAATATACTTTAATGAAATGCCAGCTTGCCCTGTTCCTACATCTAACTCAGCACTGGAAGTTATTAAGAGAATC